GAATAAGTAGTACCTTTTTTAGCACCTACTTGTATAGCAAGAGCATCTGGTATTACTAAACTTCCTATTCTATCTGCTAAAGCAGGGTCATCTTTTTCAATACCTTGAGATGTAAGTTTGGACATTACATGATTCCAACCACCAGCATTACCTAATATCTGGTTTTTGTTATCAAGAGTGTTACCTGATGTAATTAAGAATAAATGTAAGTCATCACCTGTTACACCACCTGGATCTCTGCCTGCTACCTCCCATTGTATATTAGCTTTATTCCTTATATTCTGAGAAGATTGAACATTATAGCGAGCCTTATGGGTTGCCATTAATGATTCTTTAGCTTTAGCTATGACTTCATTAGTCTTAGTAAGCCTTAGCATTTCATCTGAATATTGATGAATACCTGTTCTCTCTAATATTCTACGCTGCATCACATTGATAGCAGCTTCTTTCATAGGTAAAGCTAAATTATTATCACGTAGTTCTGCAGCTGTAAATTTTATACCATTCAGATTTATTACTTCAGTACTATTCATCAACTCATTCTGAAGCATACCTGGGTAAGCTTCTGCAAACATACGTAACTTCTCTTTAGCGTATCCCGTCTGTTGATGAGGAGATAATTGTGCTAAACGTTCAGCATCATAGTATGAATCAGGACCACCTGCTTGAAGTACTTGCTGTTTAAGCTGTTGGTACATCAATTCCTGTTGTTCAGCAGTTTCAAATTCAAAAGCTAATTCACCTGTACTTTTAGCTAATTCAATCTCTTGAAGTTTCTTAGCATTTTCAGACATGTCTTCCAGCTTAGATTCTCTGGCTTGTCTAGCTGCTTCTCTACCTTCTTCTTCTAATCTTGCAAGTCTCTTCTCATGCATATTCTGCAGAGTGGGGGAAAGTTTTTCAAGACCTCTTATAACACTCTGAGCATCACTAATCCTTCTGTTAGCACTAGCATTACCAGCTTGTAGGATGTGTTTTTGCTCCTGTGCAGAGACTGCGCTTTGGTTAGCTTTCAGCCTCTCAATATTTCTATCATAAGATGACATATACTACCTCAACCTGCTAAGGAGCCAGCTACACCAAGTATCATACCTGCAGGACTTGGACCACGTTCATAGATTGGTGGTGCTGGTCTAAAGCCATGCATAGGCGCAAAGGCTGCACGTTCCATAAACTCATCCCATTGTTTAGTAGATGCATCATGATATTTAGATTCTTTTCTAAGATCTGTTTCCCTTTTAGCAAACATCTTTTCATGTAATGCTCTAGATTTTTTCATCCCCATTTCTCTAACTGGAGCTGCTGCTAATCGTGCAGCTGTAGCACCTGTTTGAGTTCCTGCGTAATCATTTTGATGCATTGCTATAATAGCATCTTCAATAGCATAATCTTGTGAAGCAAAAATTTTATCTAATTGAATATCATCTTCTTGCCATTGATTTAACATGGCTTGATAAATCAGATCATTTTGGTAGTCAAATTCAATGACGTCATTACTATATTTGACATCATCAAGATTAGCTTGTACATCGTATTCTTTATTCTGTCTGACCCAAGTATCTAACTTGGCTTGGTTTCGGTCATCAGCTGCTTGCTGTTCACCCATAAAGCCTACTACGCTTTGGGCTGCTCCGATGAGCGCTGCGGGTCCACACATTTGCAAAATTCTATAAAGGTTAATTGGTTAGGACCGTGTGTAAGTTCCCTTAGAAACTTGAATCCTAAAAACTTTAGAAGCTTTAAATGAACGGTATTCCGTTTATCTACAATATTCCAAAGAAGTCTATCGTCTCTACTGTCTATCCAGCGTTTAGCATTTCTAGCAAAAAGCATTGGTCTATCATGGATTACATTTGTACAGAGCATCCATATTTTACCACCACTTTGTACTCCAGCCAGTCCGGCAATCCTGCCGTCTGGATGTGTGAAATAAACTGATTCGCCAACGAAAGCAGAAAATGGTATATAGAGAAGAGGTTCATGACCGTGGCCTTCTTTCACTTCTCTATAATCATCTTCACGAAGGTTAGAAGCTACGTCAACAGCAGCTTCAATTGTTATTGGGTGAATGTATTCAGACACGTTGATAATATCTGGGTGAGTAATCTCCTTCCCAATTCATTGAGAACAATGTGGCAGGAGAAGGGTGATTAGATTTAATGAAAACACTAAGGTTATCATTTCTATCATAGACTGGTATAGTATGTAGGTATCCAGATGCAATTGTTGCAGTACTAGATAATACATTATCCCATTCTAAAGATTCAACAGTATAGGTATAATCATCTCTTCCTCTTCTCTTAAGTGTAACATCTATAACTCCTACATCACCAAAGTCAAAGTTCATTCTATGAATAATTAAAGATCCTCTAGTTTCAGAGATAGTTCTATTACCGTCTTTTTTAACTATATATACTTTCGGTAGTTCAATTTCAAATTCATACTCATAACCAATTATTAGATCTGTATTAACTGAAGTTGTAGAAGATCCTGCTTCAGTAGAAGTCTTCCAGTTTCCAGGTAAAGTGACTGTTTGGTTAGGTGCTGTACCTGTTATAGCAGATGCCGGTATATCATAACTTTTACCTGCAGCATCACTTGCTGTTGTACAATATGCTGTGAGTGTACGTGAACTATAATAACCTTCACCTAAAGTAAAGGTGGTAGTATCTACAGAACTGTTATATGTCAAGTCAGCAGATGCAAAAGTGCTCCTAGTATCTAAATGGACTCTATTTTGATCAGGTGATGTACCTATTAAATCTGTATCTGAATGTAATTTTATGTCAAATTTTTCTAACGTATATGTAGAACCTGTATTAAGTACTACATAATATTTATCATCCAATAATACATGGAAGACAACATTGTTAGGAAGTGTCCATCTGAACCATGCTGACTGTGCTCTTTTACCTTCAGCCATATAGAACTTATAACCCCACACCTCATTTGATGCAGTATATAAAGTACTATCTGTAGCAAATAAAACTAAGTTATTTTCGTTAGAACCTGTTGCTATAGTTGTATTAGCTGGTAATAACTTACTGACAATTTTACTTTGTTCAAATACAGAAGGTTCTCGTCTAGGGTCAACATCTGCCATCTCGAAGAATCTAGCATTTTTAACTGTACTATTCAAGAAACCTATTGTTGTACCTAATGAGATAGGTTCACTATCTGGGTTAAACCCATAGGAAGATAGGAAACTCACCTTAGCAGTTTCAGGTGTTAGTAAAGCTTCAGCTCCTGAAGTTAATAGGAACTGTTCACTAGCACTGAATAGAACTAAACCTGCAGAGGATTCAATAGCATCAGATAATTTAGTTGGGTAAGTAGAACTAGCTTGTAAATCAATGGGGTCACCATTTGATATTGCCATAGCAGTCTTAACCCAGAAGTGATAGTATTGATTAACTCTAGATAAGATAACATTTTCTTCACTTAGTAATCCGATTCTATTCCTAAAGAATACCATCTTTTCAATAGTTTGTCCTACGAAAGATGGTTCAGGATTAGTTAGATCATCACCTACAGTACGCTCACCCCAATCTGGATAACCAAATCTAAAGGCTCCATTAGTATGAGCTGTTACTGCAGCACCATTTATAGAGAAGTATCTATAGGTTAAAGTTTGAGCGTTATTACCAGTACCTGTTAAATCGATACCTATACCAGCTGTAGCATTTGCTGCTGACGTTGCGAGTTTGATAGTATCAGCATCATATTTAATTACATAATAAACGGTATCATCTGTTAATCCTGCTAAAGCTGTGCCACCACCATTATCATATAATAATGCATCACCTGTAGCTCTATTATGATCAGTAATAGTTATCCTATTATTAACTATATTAACAGCAGATGTAGCAATTGTATGTTTAATACTAGGAAGCACTCTAACGAGCTTCAGAGGCATGGTAGTATTATCAAAGGTAGTTGTTACCCCAGGCTTTGCTACCTCTTCCCACACGCCCTCTCCGTAGCGACACGGATGGATCGTAACTGTTTCACCTGCACTAATTGTACCTGATGCAGAATCTGTTATGGTAAATGTGTTAGCATCAGCTACACTTGTAATAGTATATTGACCGTCTGTAGCTGCTCCACTTGTAAAGTCTAATATTACATCACTTCCATTAGCTAATCCATGCCCTGTTGCTGTTACGGTTACCGTAGAACCTGACCTAGCATATGTACCTGTTTGTACAATATCATCTGATATACCTTCAGCTTGGAAGCGTAGATAATAATCATCGACATCTTCACCACTATTTACAATACGTACAGTATATCCATGACGGCATGTGCGTGGTAGATCTGCTATATTATTAGCTTCAGTTGTGGTGATAGTCATCAACTGTTGTTCAGGTGATGTTACTCCAAATGGATCTTTACTATATAAATGGATACCATTTCCGACAACTGTAGTTGTTATACCTGTACCACTTATTGCGTCTAATGAAGTTTTGATACCACCTAATATACCTGCTGCAGATACATGTTCATCAGCACTAGAGGATGTAGCTTCTGGACGTACCATAGCTATATTAGCTCTAGACTGTAAAGTTACATGGTTAGTAACTGTTATTGTAGTCTGTACACCTTTAGCTGATGTGTATTGATGAGTATCGCCTGTGTCCCAACCTTCTCCACCAAACTGTAGTTTAGGAAACGCTTGATATGTATCATGATATGTATAACTGTCATCAACTGTACCAGTAGGTTGAGGTGTACATCTAATGTCCATCTCATATCTTAACCTAGACTGACCGTTGGCACTCATATTAGGTGGTGATGTTCCACACTTATCTGTACCTGCACTTATAGTTACAACCTCTCTTCCCATTCCTAAGCAGTCACCATTACTAGTACCACTATAATGACTAGAGTCAGATACTGTACCTACTGATAAAGATGTAGCACGTGTATGACTATATGTAGTATTATCATCGGGACTATAAATATCTAATGCATACTGCTTTCCGTAGGATATAGTATCTAGATTAATGAATGCTTCATTCAATTGAGGTGCTGCTTTATCAGATACACCTGTCTTCATTTCTACTGTCTTCTTTCTATTAACAAAGAAAGTAGTTTCGTTAATTGTCAATACCTGTATATCAGAAGACTTCTCATCTGATTCTAATTGATTATCTAAGTAAGTAGCTTTATTTGTTCCAGCAACATCTGCATAATCAACGGGTATCTCAACACCATCACTACATCTCCATATTTTAACAGCTCCATCTGCTCCAACTTGTCCAATATATTGTTCTGTATCATCTGTATAAATGGAAAACCATTTTGTATTTGCAGCAGTAGATGGTCCAATTTTTTTAATTAAAGTACTACCCGGTCTTTTAATTAATTGGTCTACAACATCAGGTATACCATTAACTAGATCTACAACTTGCCCAGGAAGTTTCTTTTCATCTGGTTGTGTAGATATTCCCATAACATAATTAGGGATCTTTTGTGTAACACTTGCCATTAGCGCCTCAGTGCTCTATAAGGTTTATAAGATTGATAAGCTGATTCATCAGGCCAACCAAAGAATGAGTGATCTCCTTGCTGGCATTCATATTCTAAACAAGTTGCTCTTGATTGACCTTCAAATGTTGATAACATTCGTTGTAATCCAGGGTTAGATACTAACTGTACAGCAGCTCTACCTGAAGCTTTATATATTATATACCTTTGGAATGGTGCAGGGATATCTTCGAAAGCAAGTAGCCTTACTTTATTTACATAGAAGTAATCATCATCTGGATATTCAAATGTATGGTTTACTCTATCATACATCTTCCATATTCCATCAGATGTATCTTTCCTTCTTACAAAGTCACGAGTACGATCATGACCATCTTCCATATCTATACGTATTACATCAGATTCAATGATGATTTTATTATCAGCTGCTACGTTTTCTTTTATATGATATTCTATATTAAATGTCCAGCCTTCATTCTGTACATCTTGATTTGATTCTTTGAGTAGATTGTATATGAATGATATCTCAGGATTAGCAAAGTCTAATCCATTAATAGGCGACTGACCTATACTACCAAGAATCGCATTGACTGCGGATAGTTCGGTATCGATATCAACGGTTGTGGTAGTCATAGTTAAGAATTATAAATAAAAAAAAAGGGAGGTAGTGATACCCCCCTTATTGGATTACGTATATTGTGCTGCAACTACTGCACAAGTGTCAGTAACGCCAGATGATCCGACGGTTGCATATGCTAAACGTAAGTTTTTTGTTGTGGAAGCAACGCCTGATGCGCTACCTGATCCACTTGTATCTGATGGAGAAATACGAGTCTCGGTGCCTGCACCGCATGACCCATATTCACCAACTGCTGTTGGGGCTGCCATAATATTTAGTTAGTTAAGAAACTGTACCTATGTTAGCAGGACTCAGATGCTTTCTCCCATACTCTAAAGGAGTAGCTGGGTTCTTGGTAATTGATTTATCAACTGTACCAATACCACTGAGATTAGCACCGTTCCCTTTAACTCTAGTTATAGTTGTAGATGTTCCGGGGTTAAGTGACATAATTAGCTACGAGCTGAGGTTAGTTCAATTGCACCAGCAGGGTTAAGTGTTCCGGCACCCATTGCGAGCCTTCCCACTAATACGTCTCCTTGGTATAAAACTGACACGTCACCGCCTGTAACTTGAACTTGTGGTCCAATGGCTTCAACGATTCCAGCTACATCACGCTGATAGATAAGACCACAGTGTGTAGAGAAGTCACCTGAATAGGTATTGTTCTCACCAGACTGAGCATTAACTGTACCAGCTAGGAAAGGTAGGTTGTTAGAACGCTTGATT